CCGCGAAATTAGCCAGGGGGGGGGTAGGCCATGAATGCAAGGACGCAAACCCAAACCTACAGCAATCAAAGCGCTGGAGGGGAACCCGGGGAAGCGCGCGTTAAATCAGGCGGAACCCAAGCCGAGAGTCATAAAGCCCAAGGCGCCGGAGCATCTGGGCGACGAAGAGAAAGCCAAATGGAAAGCAATCGTGCGCGAGCTGCATCCGCTGGGCCTGGTGACCAGCATCGATGTGGACGCGCTCGCCATGTATTGCGTGATCTTCGTTCGCTGGATGAAGGCAGAAAAGATGGTCCGCGAGAAAGGCGAGATCATCAAGACTGCAGCGGGGAACATCATCCAGAATCCCTATCTCTCGATTGCCAACCGGGCACTCGAGCAGCTCAACAAGCTGGGTGCGGAATTTGGAATGACACCCAGCAGCCGGTCGAGAGTCAGGACAGATCTGACGGATCCCGACCAGGAACTGGAGCGGATGCTATTCGGGCAGAGAGTGAGTGTTGGCGGTGACTGATCTCTCTTTCATCGCTGAGGGTTTGCGATCGCTAGCCGTGCCGATCGATGGCCTGCACGAAGATCCAGCCAATGCACGCGTGGGGCACGACGTGGCGCGCATTGCTGCATCGCTGAAGGCATACGGGCAGCGGAAGCCTATCGTGGCGAACCGCCTGCAGGATGGCAAGATCGAGGCAGGCAACGGCACGTTCCGAGCCGCCAGGCAGCTGGGCTGGAGTCATGTGGCCGTGGTCTTTGTGGATGACGATCCGGCGACCGCGGCAGCGTTTGGAATTGCGGACAACCGTGTGGCTGAATTCAGCCGGTGGGATGAAGACGTGCTGCGTGATATCGCCAGTACGACCGGCGATCTATTCACTGGCTTCGAGCCGGCTGAACTGGACGAGCTGGTGGGCGTTTCTACAGCAACAGAGCCTGTTGGAGTAGACCCGGGAGCCGAGCCTGACCGAGCTGAGGAACTGCTCGCCAAGTGGCAGGTGCAACCTGGGCAGATCTGGCGCCTGGGTGCACACCGACTGATGTGTGGCGACTCCACTGAACGATTTGATGTGAAGCGGTTGATGGAGGATGATCTCGCTCAGTTGGGCTGGCATGATCCACCCTGGAACGTGAACTATGGGGGCGGCGTGGATAAAGATAACACCCAGGGCTACAAGGTCCGCACGATGAATAATGACAACCTGGGTGAGCAGTTCCCATTGTTCGTCGAGAAGTTTACTGAAATCATATCTGGCTTCAGTGCACCTGGTGCACCCATCTATGTGGCAATGGGTGCACAGGAATGGCCGGTCATCGATGCTGCGCTGCGCAAGGCTGGATTCCATTGGTCGTCCACGATCGTGTGGGTCAAAGACAGCCTGGTGCTTTCTCGCAAAGACTACCACACACAGTACGAACCTATCTGGTATGGCTGGGATCGTCGAGCGCCGCGGCTGGTGGGGTTGGATGATCGCAAGCAGTCAGATGTGTGGATGATCGACCGACCCAAGAAAAGTGAAGAGCATCCGACGATGAAACCGCTGGAGCTGGTGGAACGATCGCTGATCAATTCCAGCCAGCCTGGTGCGATCGTGCTGGACCTGTTTGCTGGTTCCGGCACGACGTTGATTGCCTGCGAACGGCTGGGACGCATCTGCCGCACGATGGAGAATGATCCAAAGTATGCCGCGGTCGTGCTCGAACGCTGGTCGCAGATGACAAAGGGAGATCCAATCCTGGAAGGATAACAACATGAGGGGTAGAAAAGCGAAACCTACGGCTTTGAAGGAATTAGAGGGCAACCCGGGTAAACGCGCGCTCAATAAAAAAGAGCCGAAGCCGGATGTTGTCATCCCATCCTGCCCCAACCATCTGAACGGGGTGGCGCGACAGGAGTGGAACCGCGTCACAAAGGAGCTTGAAAAACTTAAGCTGATCGCCAGCATAGATCGGGCAGCATTGGCCGCCTATTGCACAGCCTATAAGGATTATGTGCGAGCAGAGAACAAACTTAAAACGCAGGGCGAAGTCATCATCACGGATAAAGGCGGCTTATACCAAAACCCCTGGGTAGGGATCAAGAACAGCGCTATCGAGAAGATGATCAAGATCGGCGTTGAGTTTGGTCTCACACCAAGCAGCCGCGTGCGTCTGCAGGTTGACAAGCCAACCGAAGAAGATGAGATGACAGGCTTCCTGTTCGGGAACAAGAATGTACCGGTGAAAAAGCAGTGAAATGGCAAAGCCATCGAAGGAGAGCCTACATCCCGCGGAGCAGTATGCGCAGGATGTAATCAGCGGCAAGATCGTTGCATGCAAGTGGGTACGTCTGGCGTGCGAACGGCACGCGCACGATCTGAAGCATGCCCACAAGCGTGGCTTGTATTTTGATGCAGGTGCTGCTGAATACGTGTTGCATTTCATTGGAATGCTCAGGCATTCCAAAGGGAAGTGGGGACGAGGCAAGGGCGAATTCATCAGGCTGGAACCCTGGCAACAATTCATTATCTGGGTTGCATTTGGATGGAAGCGGAAGGCGGATGGCATGCGCCGCTTCCGAGTCCTGTACGAAGAGGTAGCGCGCAAAAACGGGAAGAGCACCAAGGCGGCCGGCCTGGGGTTGCTGCTGGCCTTCGCAGATAATGAGCCAGGCGCCGAGGTATACAGCGCAGCCACGAAGCGCGATCAGGCCCGCATCGTGCACAAAGAAGCAATTCGCATGGTCCGCAAGAATGCGGGGCTGAAGAAGTACATCAACATTGTTAAGGACAATCTCAATCTCGAACAGAGAGCTTGCAAGTACGAACCACTAGGTGCGGACTCGGACAGCACCGATGGTCTCAACGTACACGGCGTTATTGCCGATGAGCTGCACGCTTGGAAGTCGCGCGAGATGTGGGATGTGCTCGAAACGGCGACCGGTTCACGCGAGCAGCCGATGCTGATCGCCATCACTACGGCCGGCATGGACCGCCAGAGCATATGTTACGAGAAGCATGAATACACCAGGAAGGTTTTGGAAGGCTGGAAAGATGGCAGCTTCGAGGATGATTCCTGGTTTGGCATTATCTTCACACTCGACGATGGCGACGATTGGCGGGATGAGAAGGTGTGGATCAAAGCGAATCCCAACCTGGGCGTTTCCAAGTATCTCGATGACATGCGGATGAAAGCCAAGCGTGCCGAGAAAATGCCGACATCACAAAACAACTTCAAGCGCCGCGAGTTGAATATTTGGGTGCATGGCGAAACCAAATGGATGGACATGGAAGCCTGGCGCAAGTGCGCCGGTGAGATTGCTGCTCTCGAATTGCCCGAGCATTTGAAGGGACGCACTGGATACTTTGCGCTCGATCTATCGAGCACATCCGATCTGACAGCCTGGGTTGGCGCTTTCCCAGCTGAGGATGGCTTCTATGATGTGATTGCCCGCTTCTGGCTGCCAGAAGATGCCATCCTTCCACGAACCCAGGAGGGCACTCACTATGACGTCTGGGTGCGTGAAGGCTACATCCAAAAGACCGATGGCAATGTTCTTGACTATGACTATATCTTCGATGATATCGAGCAGGACGCGGATGATTACTCCGTCGAGCGTTCGGCATTCGATCGCTGGGGAGCTGCGCGCGTGGTGCAGGTCCTGGAAAAGAAAGGATTGACAATGGTACAGTTTGGGCAAGGATATGCCAGTATGAATCCACCGATGAAGGAACTGGAACGTTTGGTCCTGGCCGGTAAGCTCAGGCACGGGAATAACCCCGTGCTGACGTGGATGGCTGACAACGTCGTGGCAAGTATGGACCCGGCTGGCAATATCAAACCAGACAAGGATAAGTCGAAGGAAAAGATTGATGGCATCGTAGCCCTGATCATGGCGCTGGATTTGGCGCTGCGACGAGATCCCGCCCAGGATATGAGCGCGATCATGTCTAAAGACTATGGCATGTAAACGCCTTGACTTCCCTGGCATTCAGAGGGAACATGTCGCACCAACAAGGAGACAACCATGCGCAGCATCAAATCGATCAAGCAAGACGCGCTGAAGGAATACGAAACCCAGCAGGCACAAATCAGGAAGCTACTGAAGCAGATCGAAGCCGGCCTGCAGAAACACGACCGCAACGCCAGCAGCAACCCAGGAGGGCATCACTGGGGACACGTGGGCGATCTGACCAGTATCGCAGAGACGCTAACGGATCTCCGGGACAGACTGCACGGAACAGGAGAATATGCAGAGGCCGCTTCCAGATATACAGCATACAGCCGAAGCGGAAAAGCAATTAAGGTAACCATTCCGGACGCTTGACAAAATAGCACAGTTGTTCTAAAATAGAAAACGACGAACGCTTGGGTGCCCCCCTCACCCCGGCGTTTGTCATTTAAATCTACTTGACAATCCATCTGCCAAGACTATAATTAGAACATCTGAACAGTTGAATGCATGTCCTGAGAAGATCGGGACGATTGTCGGAACTGATGCGCCCGGCGACTCACATGAGTCGTCGGGCGTTTTGTTTTCCCAGGAGATTGGAGATCCAATGGAACCGAGATACACACTGATCGTTACGGAGCCAGCTGGGTGGTCAATTCTTGACACACCACGCCCGCAATCAATGGGAGCAATCAGACGCAGGGCAGAACCAGTGGGGAAGATGTTGCAGGCATATGATGTTGTTGAGTTTGGCGGCGTGCCATACGCATGCCTGGTCCCACAGAATTCGATGAGGCCGGAGTGGGGACGGGTGAGTGAAGCGGGGGGAGTGATGTTTGACTCCAATGGTAATTTCCAAAGCCAGATCCCATCAGTGAAAGCCTATGTGAAAGTAATCCCGGTTTTGCCTGTTGGCGATAATGCTATCGCTGCAGCGCTTCACGATATTGCGGATGCGATCAACAGGCGAACCAACGCGGGGAGATAGACGTGGACCTGTATACAACTCTTCTCATTGCTTTTTTGTCTCAAATACCGCTTGCTATTTTTACGATCTGGAATGGCATACGCAGGTCGAAGCCCGAGATTCGGAAGATCCAGGCAGAGGAGAAATCCAGCCTGTCTGATGCGGTTGAAGGAGCTGGGAAAACATTAGTGGAGGCGTGGGAGCGGATTGAAGCGTTGGAAAGTTGGAAGACCAAAGCCACACAAAAGATCGATCAACTTGAAAGCGAACTTCGGAAGTGGCGCAACTACGCAGCCCGGCTCATCAAGCGCCTCAAGGAAGTAGATCCATGTGGACCCATGCCTGAATTTGAGACAGATCCAGCAATCATCCTCAAAGAGAAGGTTTCCTAAATGAAACGCATCCGCGCCTGGATCCGGAAGTATTCCGAAGACCTACTGTTCACGGTGGGCCTTTTGGCGATCTTGATCGGCACCTACAAGATCGAGCCCCTGGCCGCCTGGTTTGTGGGTGGCGCCGAGTGCCTAATCGCTGGCTTTGTGCTGGCATGGAGTAAGCGCAAATGATCCTCAGCAAAGCCATTTCTCGCAGGTCAAGCCGGGCAGTAATTGCGCCCAATAATTCAACGGTTACGCCGCAAACACTGCCTGAGTTGATCAACACCCTGGGAATGGCCACCGGCTCTGGGCAGATCGTCACGCCCGAGAGTTCCAAGAACGTGGCCACTGCTTATCGATGCGGGAATATCCTGAGCGACGATATCGCCAAACTACCCCTGCAGGTCTACGTCAGCCGGCGCACCGGTGAGATCGAGCGTCAGCGCCCGGATCCATTTGTCCGGAACCTGGCATGGCTGCTCGAGCGGCAGCCCAACCGGTGGTGGAGTCCCTTCCAGTTCAAGAAGCAGGTTGCGCAGTGGCTCATCCACTGGGGGAACGGCTACGTCTGGCAGCCTCCAACGTATCCGCGTGAGCATTTCATTCTGCCGTCGAATGTGACATACCCCGTCTTTGATCGGAATGGGGAACTCTGGTACATGACCAAGTTCCGCGGTGACAACCAACATACCCCCATCCCTGGCGTAGAAGTCGCGCAGTTCATGATCAACCCAGATGAGACCGGCTTCAACGGCCGCGGCGTCATCCAGTATGCGCGTGAGACCATCGGGCGCCAGCTCTCTGCTTACGCCTCGCAAAATTCTCTGTTCCGAAATGGGCTGTCTGCTGCCGGCATTCTGTGGCTGGCAGGAGAGACCGCCCCGGAGCTGCGAAAGAAAGTCCGGGAGATGTACGAGGAGGTCATGAGTGGTGAGGGCAACTCTGGTCGCATTGCGATCCTCGACAAGAAAGTGACCCAGTTCCAACCCGTCACCATGCAGCCGAAGGATATCCAATTCCTGAGTCTGATCCAGGACAACGATATCGCCGTGATGAACTACTACGGGATGCCCAGTTACAAGCTCAATACCGGCAAGCAAGCCTACAACTCGAACGAGCAAAACAATAACGACTACCTGTCGACCACGCTGGACCCGTACCTGGTGCAGATCGAACAGGTGGGGGGCTTGACCTGGCTGCCGCTCGAGGAACAGGGATACACCTATCTGCGGTTCGAACGATCTGCCCTCTTCCGCACCAATGCCAAAGAGCGCGGTGACTATCTCAATGCGGCCATCCA